CCGCCCTGAAGCCCGCACACGAGCCGGTCGTGGTCGCCCGCAAGCCGCTCGTCGGCATCGTCGCAGCGAATGTCCTCGAGCACGGCACCGGGGCGCTGAACATCGACGGGTGTCGGATCGGGACCGAGGACTACTGGCCGATCATTGAGGCTCGCGTTGAGTGGGCAAAAGAACAGCCGCTCGAAATCAAAGAACCGACACTGTTTGATATGCCATGAGCATTTGGATAACGCTTGAATCATGGGAGGATATACACGCTCATCACGTCGGCATCTCGGTGCATTATGCCAATGCTGGCAAAGCCGACCGCACCTCATATGACAAAAGCAAACTTCAACCCGATAACGACCGAGCAAGTATTGACGCCGCACGAGCCGAAGTTGCAGTCGCCCGTGCCTACGGTGGTTATTGGCACGCCGGTCATTGGGCACCAACCGAGCACTATAAGCACCGAGATAAACACGCTGATATTACTTTGCGACGCCTGAACAAAGATGGTGAGCCCGTGTCATTTGGCATTGAAGTAAAACGACGGCGCACCGGCACGCGCGTTCCCATTGACGAGAAGGACTATACGAACGACCATCTCATCGTTTGGGCTCAAGTTCACGGGTGCGATGCAGAAAACAATTACCCAAGAGTTGAAATAATTGGTGAGGCCCGAGCAATCAACGTTTGGGACTTGGCTACGCCATGGGGTAACTACTTGAAGCGGCGCTGGTTCCAGCCGGACCTATTGCAGAAGCCAAGTGTCCTTGCCGAGTACCAATGAAACGGAGTCGAATAAAGCCGGTAAGTCAAAAGCGCTCCGAAGCCATCCCCGAGCGCCAAGAACTGCGCCGAGCCCAACTTGCCCGCAAAAGCCTCTGTGAGGCCCGTATAGCGACGCTATGCCAAAGCAGTGCTACCGATGTTCACGAACTAATCAATCGCTCACAGCGAAGCACAGCGTGGTTAGAGCCGGAATTATTCGTATCTCTGTGTAGGAGGTGCCATTCATGGGTCACACAAAACCCAAAATGGGCAAATGGGCACGGTCTCTCACTCTCGGCATGGCAATACGAGCCGGAGGTAATTGCCAAAGCGGCACGGGTGCGCGTGAAGTGCAACAAGAAGGACTGTATCGTAGATCACATGGAGGCAGTGAACAATGAATAACGACATCATCGGCATTCCCGATAAAATCGTGGTGATGACCGAAGCAGAGATGGTCCTTGACGCCTATAATGCCGGATTGCAAAGTCTCAACGGGTCATTGGCATTGATCAACGAATCGCTACACCCGCTTGGATTTAAAATCTTTGGGGAAGTGAAACAGGGCATGGACCATTTTGGCCACGCCTACACACTTCTCTTAGAGTTTTTAGCGGAGAAGAACAAATGAAAAAAGTTGGAGCGCTTGAATTAACGCGTGTGAAAGTCCGAGACCTTAGACAGCATCCGAACAACCCCAACCAAGGCGACATCGGAATCATCGTTGAGTCATTGGAATCACACGGCTACATGAAACCCGTGCTTGTCCAAAAGTCCACCATGCGCATCATCGCAGGAAACCACACGGTACAAGCGACTGAGATTGAGGGCTTTGAGGAGATTGACGTCATCTTGCGGGATTGTACGGACGAAGAAGCGTTGCGCATCATGCTCATGGATAACGAGTCATCGCGTAAATCCAACAATGACCGTATTGTTTTGACCGATATTCTTGAGTCATTGGTACGAACGGAGTACGGACTAAGGGGCACCGGATTCACGGGCGAAGACCTTGATGACCTCATCCACGAGTTCAAGCCGGAATTACAAACCAACCCCATTGACGAATGGGAGAACATGCCCGAGTTCGAGCAAGAGGACATCAACTCGGCCTACCGATGCACCGTTCACTTCTTGAGCGAAAAAGACCGAGATGACTTCTTCAAACTTTTGGGAAGGGATTTTAAAGCATCAATTTGGTGGCCGGAAGGCGGCGATGGCATGACGGGCGGGCGCGACTCCACCGTGCAATGGGTAGCGGATGAAGATTAATGCCCAATCCAAGGTTCCCGCTCTACATTCCGTCGAAAGGAAGAGCCAAGAACGCAGTCACGCCAAGAGCGCTCACTAAAATGGGCTTGCCGTTCTACGTTGTCGTAGAAGAGCAAGAGTACGAGGAGTATGCCAAAAAGGTTGATCCCAAAAATCTTTTGATCTTGGACCCGATCTACCAACGCGACTACGAGACCCTTGACGATCTTGGCGACACAAAATCAAAGGGTCCAGGTCCGGCGCGCAACTTCATTTGGGAGCACTCCATAGCCGAAGGCCACGATTGGCATTGGGTCATGGACGACAACATTTGGTACTGGTGGCGCTTGCACGAGAACAAGAAAATCCGTTGCGCCGATGGCACACCGTTTCACGCTATGGAGACATTCGTGCTCCGCTACAAGAACGTTGGTATGGCCGGACCCCAATACGAAACATTCCGGCCGTATCGCAACGGAAGTCCGCCTTTCATTTTGGGCGGGCGCATCTATTCGTGCAACCTCATCCGCAATGACTTGCCGCATCGTTGGCGAGGGAGATACAACGAGGACACGATTCTTAGTCTTGACATCCTCAAGGACAGGTGGCAAACGGTTTTGTTCTACGCGTTCCTCCAAGAGAAGCGCACGACACAAGCCATGGGCGGTGGCAACAACGCTGATTTCTACTCGAAGGAAGGAACCTTGCCCAAGTCACAAATGCTTGCCGACGCCCATCCCGACGTGGCCCGAGTGGCTTGGAAGTACAACCGATGGCATCACCACGTTGATTATTCAAAGTTCAAGCGTCGCCCGCTTATCAAGCGAGAAGATTGGACACCGGAGGAAGAGGTTAGGTACACGATGAAGTTAGTGCCGAAGGATATTTAGACTGTTACCATAGGAAAACTCATGACCACCGTAAAACCACACCACGCAACTACCGGTCGGTTTGTACGCACGCCGGAGCAGATAGCCGACGACCGACGAGCCGCCGACTTGCGCTCACTCGGGTACACCTATCAGATGATCGCTGATCGCTTTGAGGTTTCGGTGGCCGCCGCTCATCGCATGGTTGACCGAGCCATTCAAGAGATACCGACCGAGGGTGCCGAGATGGTGCGCAAGATCGAACTTGAGAAGTTGGATAACATGGAGCGCTACTACCAAAGCGTCATCATGGACCCACCTGTACGCGTTGGCAACAACGGCAAGGTTGTCATGTACGAGCAAGACGTGACCAACCAAAGAACTGGCAAGGTTACACGACAACTTGCACCGCTCATTGACGAAGGCGCACGCATGGACGCCGCCGCAGGAGTCTTGAAAGCACAAGCGCAACGGGCCAAACTCCTCGGACTGAACGCTCCAACACTCACTCGTGGCGAAATGGTTGTCTATGATATACAAAGCGACACAGCCCGGATGATTGAGGCACAAACTGAAGCACTAGAGGCGATGGGATTAAATGACCGAGTTGATGAATTCCGAAACTACTTTGTCGCCGCTCTTAGAATCGGTGGTCTCTCAGTTGGAGACCCCGACGCTATCGAGGCGGTGGTGGTGTCCGAATGATGAGTGCGACGGAGAACCGCACGAAGGTTTCCACTGGTGCATTCACCCGATGGAAGGCCCACACACCTTCGCCTGTCGGCACGCACGCCCATCACAACGTTCCCCGAAAGGCGATTGGCTGGTCTGGCTTTTCTCGGGGGGAAGAGGTACGGGCAAAACAAGAGCCGGAGCAGAGTGGGTGCTCGACCAGGTGTGGAACCAGGGGAAGAAGCGCATCGCGCTAATCGCAAGAACCCCAGCCGATGCCCGTGACGTCATGATCTATGGAGACTCGGGGATTATGGCAGTCAGTGACCCTCACGAGCGACCGATACACGAACCAACGAAGCGTCGGCTCATCTGGCCGAATGGGGCGCAAGCATTCACTTACTCGGCGGCAGCGCCATCGCAGTTGCGAGGGCCACAACATGACGCGGCTTGGTGTGATGAAACGGCGGCATGGTTCGACGCAAGGAAGGGCGACGTACTAGACACCTCATGGAACAACTTGATGCTTGGCCTCCGTCTAGGTGAGAATCCTCAGTGCTTCGTAACCACAACGCCAAAGCGCGTGCGGCTTATCCGAGAAATCATGGACCGGAAGTCAACCGCCATCACAACCGACAGCACATACTCCAACCTCAAGAACTTGGCGGACTCATTCCGTGAGCAAGTCATCTCAACCTACGAGGGCACACGCATTGGTCGCCAGGAGTTGATGGGTGAAATGCTGACCGATGTAGACGGAGCGTTGTGGACTTTAGAAAACATTGACGACCTTCGAGTTGATCTGGAAATAGACTGATCGTGGGCGCGTCCGAGGCATTCACATGCACGCAGGAAACACCTTGTCTCTTGATTCGTATGATTGGAAAAGGGCAATGAAGACCATCATTCACGTTAACCAGCACGTCATCCGACGGAACGCCAAAGAGGGAACGACCGAGCCAGTGCTAACCGTCAAGACGTACAAGGAAAATCGCTACGCTCACGAGGTTGTTATCAAATCTGATAACGGCGAGGAGTTGGCTCGCGTTGTGTATCAACCAGATAAGCCGTTAAGTTGCGGCGCGAGGGTTTGGATTGAAACCCAGCATGAGGTCACGCTGGTAGGTTTGGAAGATTCCCTATGACCATCAGCCTGAAAAATATGCGACGGATTATCGTGGCTGTTGACCCAGCAACAACATCTGGCGACGACTCCGACGAAACAGGAATCATCGTGGTAGCCGAGGGACCACACTACGAAGTGGAGAACTCGGGAATTCTTTGCACGGTTGCCAACTGCAAAAAGCACGGCTTTGTCCTCGATGACTTGTCGGGCAAGTACACCCCAGACGGATGGGCTCACGTTATTGCCGACGCATTCCACAAATGGAAAGCCGACCGAATCGTTGCGGAAGGCAACCAAGGCGGCGAGATGGTCGAAACGGTTGTTCGGTCAGTTTTCCCAGGAGCGCCGTTCAAGAGGGTTCACGCAAGACAGGGAAAGCGCACGCGTGCCGAGCCGGTAGCGGCGCTGTACGAACAGGGAAGAATCCACCACTGCGGTTCTTTCCCAATCCTCGAAGATCAACTCACAACATGGACAACGGATAGCGGAGAGAGCCCAGACAGGTTGGATGCACTGGTTTGGGGACTCAGTGAACTCGGCTTGACCAAGTTCTCTGGCGGCAAAGAGTGGATAGAGTCAATGGCAATCGAATGCACTTGCGGCCAACTCAATGAACGTGGTCGTTTGCGGTGTTCCAAGTGTGGTGCGGAGTTAGAGGTTCCAGAGGCTTCAGAACCGGAATTGCTAGAACCCGAAGCATTCACTTTAACATCGGGAACGCAAGTCGGTGGCATGACCTATGATCGGAACCAGGCGGTTGTTGACGCAATCAAACAGTTTGGTCCGCAACAGTGGACACCGTTCAATAGGCGATGAGAGGTTTTCAATGGCAGGTCCGATAGGGCGACGACGAGAGCGTAAGCAAGCAGAGATAGAAGCACTTGTTGAAAAGCGCGTAGGCGAAGAGGTCGAAAAGGCCATCTCACCGGCACTGGCACAAGCATCGGCAAATGGCAGTGGTGGCGTTATGTCGTCTGGCGCAACGTATCCAGTGTTCAACCGAAGTTCAGACTCGCCGTTCAATCAAGTAGGCCCAGGTCAAGGCTTCCAGCCATTACCAAGACCCCCAGGAATGTTCGACAGTGGCTTCGGTCCTGCAAATCCGCTGTTCCCTGACGCGATTGACCCACTTACCCCCAGCGGTCGCACCCTCGCTCGACGCACCGAGTATCTGATTGCGGCCAACGTCAACCTTATTGATCGTCGGGTTCCGTGGTCGGTACTCAAGGGATTGGCCGAGGACGTAGACATCATCCAACGATGTATCCAGATCGTTCAAGACGCCATCGTTGGCTTGGAGTGGTCGTGGGGCTTCAGTTCGCAAATTCTTCAACAGATCATGACGGAAGAGGGGATAACCAACACTTCCAAGGCCGCAACACTCGCACGAGAAAAGTACGGTGACGAACTCGCACGCGTGCAACAGTTCTTTGATTACCCCGACAAACGGATGGGCTTCACATTCTCCCAATGGTTGACGGACATCATTTACTCTCACCTGGTCTACGACGGAATCGTTATCTCGCCCGAGTACAACCTTGGCGGGGAACTCACCTCATTGTCAACGATTGACACCAGTACCATCAAGATTCTTTTGGACAACCAAGGCTTCATCCCTCGTCCACCAGCACCTGCCTTCCAGCAAATCCTCTACGGCTTTCCTCGTGGCGAATTCCAAGCCGAGAACGTCGAGCAAGATGGCAAGGTTCCTAACGGATACACGGGTGACCAAATGGCGTATTACATCCGACGCCCACGACCGAACAGTATCTATGGCTACAGCCAGGTCGAAGAGTGTATCAACATTGCCACGATCTACATGGAACGACAAGCGTGGCTTCATGCCGAATACTCCAATGGCGTAACGCCGAAGATGGTTGTTACTACTGACGGCTCGGAATCATGGACACCAGAACAACTCGCCTACTACGAGCGAATCTACAACGACCAGTTTTCTGGACAAACGGCGCGTCGCCAAAACTTCATGCTTCTCCGTCCCGGAATGAAGGCCGATCAACTAAAGGGCGTGGACGAGGCATACAAGTCAACCTACGACCAGTGGCTAGTCCAACAAATCGGAGCGAAGTTTGGCATCCCGTCGAACATGCTCGGTATCGGAGCAAAGTCGTCACTAGGGAGCGGCCACGAAAAGGGAGAGTCCGACCAGTACGAGGCATACGCAACCGAAGCCTTGAAGAACTTCTTGGTTGACTGCATCAACGACCTAGCGCGACGATTCATGGGCATAGGGCCGGAGTTGACGATTACCGCAACTGGCGGAGGTAATGACGACGACGACCTTACGCGTGCACAGGCCGATCAAATAGACATCAACGCTGGCATACGAACCCGTAACGAGATTCGTGCCGAGCGCGGCATCCCTCTCATGGCAGAACCAGAAGCCGACCAACTCGGTGTCACGGTTGGAACCGGAGTAACATTCTTGGCAGGTACACTTGCCCAACAGCAGGCGGCGCAGGCCGGAGGCGCACAGCCAAAGCCATCCACAACAGGACAGACAGATGACAGCCAAAATAACAACAACGACGCCGCAGGGAATGCAGGAACTGCTGGAGATGCAGGCAACGCTAATGAATCTGCTGGACCTGGACCTACTGGCGGAAGCCCTAGCGCCAATGGTGGTGGAGATTCTAAGACGCCAAGCGTCACGCCAAAAAACGACGTCCGACAACCCGAGGTCGAAAAAGAAATCGCCACCTTCACCAAGTTCGCAAAGGCCCGCGCTGACCGTGCTACTTGGCGGGACTTCCGATTCGAGGTCCTCACACCCGAGCAAGGTGAAGCCCTCAACAAAGCAGGTCGAGAAGGCGGACTAACCGCAATCCGACATGAGTTGGCAAAAGATTCTGGCGCCGACGCGTCCGCTCTAATCGAGTGGTACAACGATGGAGCCGACGGACAAATCGAATGGGGCGAGCCCGGAGACTTCGATGCTTGCGTGGCAATCGCTGGTCAGTATGTTGACGACCCCGAGGGCTTCTGCAATCTACGTCACCAAGACGCTACAGGTGGAGCACCGGGAACGGAAGGCAAAAAAGCGGCAGGCGAAACTTACACACCACCACAAGGCGTACAAGAAGAAGCACAGCGAGCAGTTGGGTGGATTAAGGACGGACACGCAGGTGGAGGATTCACGGCAGTCGGTCGCGGGCGCGCTGGCGACCTCGCCGCAGGCCGACCCGTATCCCTTGCAATTATCAAGCGCATGGCAAGTTACCTCGCACGTCACGAAGTTGATGAGCAAGGAAAAGGTTGGAGTCCCGGCGACGACGGCTACCCATCGCCAGGTCGCGTTGCATGGGCCGCTTGGGGTGGTGACCCTGCCGTGTCGTGGACGAACGGAATACTTGCCACCGAGGGCAAGAAATCGGATGGTGACGTTGCATTCCTTACTCCGAGCGGTCAAGTAAGGATGCCCGAACCATTGAAGGCGGGCGACACCATCGTGGTCCAACACGCCGACAAAACGGAAGATGAGTTTCCCGTTCTTGACGCAAGCCAACCCGCCAAGACGACACCGGACCAAGAGGACGGCAAAGACGTTGAGGAGCAAATCGAAGAGATTGACTCCGACGACGACGTGACGAAGGCCGCCATGGTTGTCGCACGGATGCTGAGGCCGGAACTTGACCGGCTCCGAAGGACCTACGGACTTCTTGAGGAATCCCAAGCCAAGGTCCGCTCCTAGCCTTTTCCGATCTATTCGGCATACAGTTTTCCCAATAATCCCAAGGCTTTTTAGGGGTATTTGTAATGGGATAAAATAGGTGTATATAATTGAGTCATGGGAACAACGAACAAGGGAGCCAACATGAAGATTAAAAAAATCATCACAGCATTGGACGGCACAACGCTCGCCACGACACGCGATAGCCGCTTTGTTCTTTGTCACATCGCTGATGCGGTTGTGTTCACAGACCCCGACATGGCCAAGTACAGCAAGCCACGCCGAATCGTAATCATCAAAGGTAGTGACAACCTTGACGTGATTCGTAGGGCGGCGCGGGGTCGGAAATACGACCCAACACGATTCATCTTCGATCTCAACAACAACGTGGCGGTTGCGTCATGACTATCGCAAACCTTTACCCGAAGACCGACAACATCACCAAGCCAGCCCGAAACCTGAGCGACAAGTGCCATCGTTGCGGAGGCACCGGAATGTTCCCATCCGTAGGACGAACTTGCTACCGTTGCTTGGGCGATCGTCGTGACCCAACCGCGCGCCTTTGGTCCGTTCCCGCATCGTGGACCGACGAGCAAATCGTTGCATGGCACGAAGCACGCGAAGCACGCAACGCCAAGTCACGTGCTCGCTCCGAGGCCAAACGCATCGCAGACCGAGACGCCGTTTGGAATGTCAACGTTGCTCGCTTCCCACGTCTTGTGGAATTCAAGGCGATTGACTCGCTCCCAATGATTTGCGACGACATCATCGGCAAGGCAAGCAAGTGGGAAATCTCCGACGCTCAATACGCACTCGTTGTGAAGATCGTTGAGGAGACCCTTGAGGCCCGTGCCATCCAAGCCGCCAAGCCCGTTCCCCAATACCTCGCCGTTGAAGTAGGCGACAAGGTTGAGGTTGAAGGCACCGTCATCGTGAGGACACCGTGCGAAACCCGCTACGGCATCTCGCTCATTCTCGTGATCGAAACGGCCGAGGGCAACCAAGTCAAGACGTTCGGTACGGCAGATTGGCTTTGGGGCACCGAGCGTGGCGACGCCGTGAAAATGAGCGGCACCGTCAAGGACCTTGCCGAGTACCAAGACGTCAAGCAAACCATTCTCACCCGCACCAAGGGCGAGGTGCTTGCCTAAATCCATTGGGGTGAGCCAACGAGGGAAGCGCGGCTCTCCAAAAAGCGCAGTAATGTAGTTCCGTGACCCCCATTGATCTTGCCACGCGCTTGCGTTCACTAATCACGGTGGATGCCGACGGTCAAACGCCTCTTGCCAAGGCGCTCGCCAAGGAGTGGGACGAATCAGCACACCCGCGAGGAGCGGGCGGTCGGTTCGGGAGCGGCGACAGTACAGCGACGCAAAGTTCAGAGTCCTCAACGACAGAACGACCAGCCGTCGGCAGTTTTCAGTTCTCCCAAGAGGAGTGCAATCGAATAGGTTTGGCATATCAAAAAGCCAAAGACGATGCCGTTTTACCAAATCCTCCACCCGATGCGGTACGTGGCATCTTCAAAGAACAAAGACAAGAAGTATGGTCGAAAATGGCAGGAGAACAAGCAGTAGCGACTGAAATGGCAAAAATACTAGGTTACGACCAACCAGCAAAGGTTGAGCCAAATCCTTACGAGCGCATGGACTCCGAGAGACCAACGTTGTTCCGTGGTTGTAGTCAAGAAGGCGTTGATGCTCTTACCTCTGAACTAAGTTCATACAACGGAACAGGGGGGACACTTCTCGGCCCAGGTATTTACACAACAGACAACGTTAGAGTTGCGAACGAGTTTGGAAAAACGGGAGGTTTCAGAGTTGGTATTTGGGCTGACCAAGAAATGAAAGTAGCGGATACCTCAAATCAACACTTGTGGAAAGATACGGCCTTCGTTGACACACGAGGTTGGTCTAAGGAGGCCTTGACTGCTAAATCTGTTTCCGAAAGTAACCCAACGCTTCAAGCGTTGTCGCATGGCTATCAAGCACTGAACGGACACGACATGACAGAACAAAACGCAACAGTTGTATTTGATCGGTCAGCGCTGACAATCAACATTGAAAACATGTCATGACCATGCCGACGCAACTTTCATCGCCACAAGGTTCGAACCTGCTGAGCGCGGTTCGCCTCTCTATCACAACCGACCAGTTGTTTTATTTTTACGCAGCAATCAAAACAGCACTGAGAAAAGCGGGCGATGACGCAACTACCAACGATCTTGCAGAACCTTGGCGCACAATGGCAAACGACGCCATTGATGGTTCATTGAAAGTATCTGAACCAACAGCCAAATCACTAGCAACCACACTTTATGAAATAGCAAGTGCCGAGATCGCTAAGGAAATCGCAACTATAGAAATAGAGATAGCCAAGTTACAGAAAGCCGAGTGGGACGAGTCGGAGCATCCACGTGGGGCTGGTGGCCGGTTCGGTTCGGGAGATGGCGAGCAGGCTGAAAGACCCCATCGCAAGAAGGTCATTGACGAGTGCGGTGGGGCGCAAAACCTTGACGAGATGCCGTCGAAATACAGGTCGTGGTTGTTGGACAACTCAACCATTCCCAAGTCGGCACTAAGCCAACGCGGTGTCATGGTAACACTTGAAGCAAGTAAAAAGGCTTTGATTGACACGCTCTATGACGAGGCACAACAAACCTTGCGCAAAGAAATGGAAGTTGTGAACGCCGAGATTGAACGCTTGGAAAAAGCACGACGCATTGATTGGGGTCAACATCCCAACCACCGAATCGCTGATAAAATCATTGACCTCTACACGCCGAAACTCAAGAAGGCGATGACGAAGGCCATCACCGGAATCCCACAAGCGATTGCTGGCGCACAACGCAAATATGTACCGACAAAGGTGGCGACCAAAGCAACAGGTAGCGACGCATCGGACCCGGCCTACGAAGCCGCCGCCGAAGCAGTTGCCCAGTACATGAACATCTCACCCGACGAGGCGATGGGTGTTTTGCAGATGATCTACGGAGATAGTTTCATTGGTGGCACCACGGTAGCGCTCAATCAAATCGGCTCGGGTGCGGCAATCTCATCGGCCTTGCGCGGAGCGGAGAC